TCCGATCTAGAACTTCATCAAAAACCCAATCTTGGAACTTGCGAGCGGAAGGCTTGCGAGATTGGAAAATTACACGATAAAGGTCTGGTTCGGTGACAAAGAACATTTCCTGCTCTTGCATCTTTCCTGTTGCAGCACCATGAGATATAACTTCCGTTGCTACCTTAATTGAACTAATGTGGCAAGATTGAAGTCTATTTACTACCGCTCCAACTTGCAACCCCAAGGAATCACAAACATCCTTCAAACAGAACAAAGGTTCATCCTTCTCATTCCGCGAGGTTCTAAGCTCTCCAAACATAGGAGAATTAAAAATTTCTACGTTCTTCATTTTGCTTACTTTTTTGAACGTTAAACTATACAGACACATAAAGGGCGTACTGTTACCCTTTGTTCAATTCCAGTAAGCTAAAGGAACGCACACACCATTACAATGTATGCAAGGGACAATACGCCTATATCGTATTTCTTTAGAGAAGTCAGAGCATAAAAAATGCCCTTCCATATACTGAAAGAGCTTCTCAATCTCAATCAGCTTACTTTTATTGAACACCGCAAAATTAAAAAGAAATCTGCGAACTACCAAATTTTTCCCCACAAAAATAGGTTATTAATAGAACTTAATAGGTTATTAAAAGAGTTTAATAGAAGACTCTTCAAATTTACCCTATTTCTTTACCTTGATAAACTTATTATACTTATCTGTGATTAGCTGTTGTTCCTCTACCAGATTATCTACCTGTATAGTATGCTGATGAACAGCCCAATCATAATCAGCTTTGTTGTTTTCTTTGAATGCCTTGTCGGTTCTCTGTAACATCAAATCATCGTAGCCTTTTTTCTTCTCATTAAATGTGTCCATAACTGCCTGGGCGAAAGAATCAGTAAATGCTTTCTGTTCCTTCGCTGGCATATCATAGAGGTTCTTGTATGTGTCCATAACCTTATTGGCTTCGTCCATTGTACTGACTTTTCCGCTAAGAGAACTCTGTGTTCTGTTCTGCGCAGCATTATTACTGCTTATGGTGCGAGTACCACCGCTTGACTTGCTCATATTCTTTATATTTTAAATTGTTATTTTGTGCAAAGATAATCAATTCTCCTATTACTTACAATAGAACCAATATATGCTGTGTAAACTTTTAGAAGGGAGCAGCAGCCGAGACCGCCGCCCCCAAGAGATACAACATATATTAAGATGAAATGAGAATCTAACTATTCTTCAAGATACCTTAAAAGGCGCATACGCAAAAATCCCTTTCTCCCAAAAGTACATATCCTTAATGCACTCTTCAACCGTAATTTGGGATAATTTCAATCCTCTGTGCTTAGCACGAATACGTGCATGATGTATCAGCCTACGCATATCTTCTTTATCCATACCTTACGCTCCTTTCTTGAATCTTTTTGCACCATCCTTGAGCTCGCAGAAGCCATCCTCCTCTCGCAAATTATAAAGAGCTTGCGTTTCTTCGGGCATACTATAAAAAGCCGAAATACGAGCCTTCTTTGCGTTGATAGGATTGTAGATAGTCTTTGTTATGTCAGACCATACGGCGAGAACCCTCTTATCTTTGACGATATTATCACGGAACTTTTCGGCTTCATCGTGCATGATGTCGTATAAGCAGTTATCCGCTTGCGTGAATGCCATCTTAGCCCGATGATTCTCGTAGCTTGGGGCAATATCAACTCCATACTCCCTTTCTGTAATCTCCATAACGTGTTTATGAGTATCATTAATCTGCTGTACGAGATTCTGAATGGTGATAGCATAAGAACAGAGATAAGGGTTATACTTGCATTTAAGATTGCGAAGCTTATCTTCAATCATCTTACGCAACTTCTCAACCTTATCCTTGATCAAATCCCACAAATAAGTAGAATACTCATTATAGTAATCCTCATCCATGTGTCGCTCATACAACTTCATCGTGTCACGGACGGATTTCTGACAATCGGTAAAATGCTTTTTAAGATTAAACTTAAACACTTTCTTCTTATCGAAGACCTCCTTAGAAATAAGAAGGAAGTTATCTGCCAAGATAAACTCCATATAGCAGCTTTGGCAGAGGGTAGAATAAGCGTAATCAAGGGCTTTCTGTATCTGCTCATTATCAATACCGCTCGGTACATAGATAACGGCTTTATAGCCCGAAACATCGGTTTCTACATATCTTCCTTTATCTATCTTGCAATCATTGTGATTGCCTAGCAAAATAGGTGCTTCCATACCCTATTCCCCCTTTTCCTTTAAGAACCGCACAAGGCAGTTGTAATTCTGACTAAGGCAGTTGAGAATTTTAATTTGCTCACCACGTGCCAAATCCTCGAACTGTACCACTTTATCATTCTTATCCTTTATAGTCATACCGCAAAGGTCGCCACCGAGTTCAAGTGTGACTGTTAGACTAATATCTTTCTTACTCATAATAAAGCTATTTTTTTAATTTACGATAATAATAATATTTTTTGTATTTATGGCGCACAGCAGAGTACTTTTGAAGATTTTTCTTATATTCCTCACGAGGATAAGAGAATGCGCCTTCAGAAAGAGCTATACGCTCAAAATCGGCATACTTCTTGTCATATCCAAGAAGCTCAACCAAATCCTTCGGATAACACCATGCAATCTGTAGTTTCTGCGGCTCGTCTTTTTCTGGCGAAAACCTTATTGAACCTATATCTTGGTAACGTTTTGCATCAGGCATTCTCATATCCTCAATATAAGGTTGTAACTCACCACTTCTTACGTCTCTGAAAAAGACAAAGATAGCATTACTACCACAAGGCTCAGTCACAGGGTGGAGTATCTTATCAATACGTTCTTTCTGTTCTTTCTGATTTTGCTTATAGCCTTTCTTGTACCCTCGAATAAAAGCCTCCGAACATACTTCAAGCAAACCATCTGGGCAAACACGATGATTGCATTGCCTACAATGACGTTCATTGCCGTTAGCTATTTTAGCTTTATCTTCTAAACTTAATCTCTTTCCCATTCTATTACAGATTAATTATCAATATTCCGTTATACAATAACACCCAACCCGTTATGAGTAAGATGAATAAGAATATAGTAACCAAGAATTTCTCTTTTATAGTTACCACACCTTCTAATTTTCCGTTCATTGCGCCAACAGCAACAACGCTGCTTAATGAGATAACTGATGCGCCTATGATGATTAAAATCGCTCCTATTCCCATTTTTTGACCTCCCATATTTCTGTAATATCCATCTGCTCACGATATTCTTTTACCGCATTGGTAAAATAAGGAGAGATATTCAAATCCTTAACAAAAGAGGTGATGGTTTTCGTCTGATGATAGTTATCACCTTGTACCCATCCATCATCCTCTTTAACGAAGCAGAAAACGGCAAAACAAGATTTCTGTTCGCCCGTTTCATTATCCCATATCTGTTGTCTTCTTGCACAGAACTTCATTGTTCGTTCGTTATTGAATAACTCATAGCCATCACCCGTGCGTTGAGCAAAGGGCACTTCGCCATTTGCTTCTATAATAAACTTTTTTTCTTTAATCTCTTCCATAATCATTATGTATTAGATATTTCTGAATAACTTTCATTTTTGCCGTAAACAACTCTTACGTTGAGAAGATTGTTAAGTGTGAAACCCATTCTCCAACTAAACCAAAGATAACCAATCTTCTCAGCAACCCTTATTGCGATATCAGCATACTTCTTTGCATCACCCTTAAAAGGTTCTGAGCCATGATAGGAGAAGCCATTATCAAAGACTAGTTTAAATACCTTATTCTTAGGCAGCTGATACTTACAGAAATCATCATAAGGAAGAATATTTCCATCTACCTCAAAGCAAATCTGCTTATAATCAAGGAAGGAAACAAACCCTTTATCATTGATAGTAAGATTGCTTCTTTTAAAGATAGCTAAAGCATCTTCCTCTTCCTTTTTATTAAGAATGCGATAATCAGTAAAAATTATCTCGCACCCGATTTTCTGCGGAACAAAATCAACGATAGCAATAAGTGGGCTAAAATTGCAATATGAGCAAGATTTTGCCATTCCTTGCTCCTTTAAGAATTGTTCACTATCATACTTATTGAGATACACGATAGCCAAAGGAAACTTTTTCCTAAATACTACGTTTAAATCCTTAAATTCTATGAACATAAGCTTAATCAATAAAATCGTTAAACGTAAGAACCTCAGATGCACCCTCACGGAAAGGTTTCTTATCGCAAGCGTAACCCATCCAAGAGCCATAATCATACACTTTATACATGTGATAACCAGCCTTCATCAACACCTTAAAGGCAGCTTTCATTTCACATCCATGTATTCTAACCATATCCTTATCATTGGCATGTCCACTAAAGCGTGGATTGCTCAAACTAATACGTCTTGTAGCAGGTCGGCTACCATTATTTGAACCTGAGAAAGGATGAAAAATATCCCAACAACTATTAGATAAGAAGGCATTACAGATTGCCTGTACGACTTCCTCTCTAACTTCGGTTGGTTGAACATAATCATTTTGTGGTATATTTACCTTAATTTCCATAATTGTATCTCCTATATTTAAACGTTAACTATTTCTTCTTCATACATTCCTTCACAGCGTATTGGCTTCTAAGAAGGCATTGTGTGGCATTCAAGCCTTTCAAAGGAATAAAAATCTCCACTACAGCATTCCAACGTCCTCTGAACGAACCCGAACCTTTTGCGTTAGCGATAAAAGAATCAACATCTGATTCACTAACCAAAGCACCTGAGTACTTGGCGATAACCTCGCCAGTGTATTTATTGATAATTGTAATCATTGTCGTATCTCCTATTTTTTAATTTCTGTAAACTCAATTTTACCATTCTCTTTAACATGTGCGTGCCACTTATTGGTTCTTACCTTACCATTCCAAAATGAAAGAGTAGGAAGTACCATACATTCATCACGCTCTACAAGTCTTTCGTAATAACTTATAACCTCATCCCAACTATCGAAAGTATGGGCAAGTGCTGTAAATCTGAATCGAGCAATTTTCTTTGTTTCCATTGTTGTATCTTTTAATTGTTAAACCTATTTGTTAATTATTTACATCGCAAAATTAATAATTTCTTTTAAAACCACCAAATCTTTTCGGCGTTTTTATTAATATTTTAATAGAAATTAATATTAAGCCAAAGAGAATCCGATATTTTTACACAGAATACTTATCTTTTATCCATTTTTCGATGGTTAAGATAAACTCATCCAAGGAGCGGCAAATGCTGTACTGAAAGCCTAATCGCTCAACGTCAGACTGAAATTTGGCTTGCAAATCAGATTGATTTCCGTCCTTAGTTTTAACTTCAATAAATAGGACATTTTCTCTTGCTATAATAATAAGGTCGGAGAAGCCAGCCAAAACGCCCTCACCTTTCATAATCTTCGCTTCAAGCGCACTTCGTTGTCCTCCGTTAGGGATGGCGGCAATGATATAGCGAGGGTATTGCAAGCGAAACCACTTCACCATCTGAATTTGAATCTGCGATTCAATGTGCCGTGGTTTGCTTCTGCCTTTCTTCTGACTCTCCTTCTTTAAAAACTCATCGTACTTCATTATTGCATTTTTTTAGCCTTAATATCCTTAACGAAAAATTCAATCATACGTTCATAATATTCTCTTCTTTTAAGATATTTCGTACAATTAATCTTTCGCTTACATAAATCCACATTATTTTGAGCCAACAAATACCTATAGATGTAGAGCATCTTCAAATCATCAGTTCTGATAAACGCCAAGGTCTTTTCCTCATAAGCCTTTTCAAGCTGTTTATTGGTTTCTTTCAACTCTTCGTTCTTTTTGATAAGACGACAAATAAATTTCTTTAAGCAATAAACATATATCCATATAACGATAAACGGCAAGAATAATATCGCCTCAGACCAACCATCCTTCACCGCACTGAAACAGCATACCATCAGAAAGAATGCACACAGGATATCTGTATGAGAACCGCACCAAGATAAAATCTTCTTCATATTGATATATTATTTATCAGTTTCTATTTTTGAGACCTGACTATTGAAGTATTTGCGTACACCTTCGTAAATCTTCAATTGCCGAGAAAGTTCTTTGTTCTTTTGGAGAAGTTCATCACGCTCAGTTACAACCTTCTCATAATCATTGTGTTTGTTGTTTAATTTATTAAGCAACTCACCTTGCTCTTTGACCTTCTTCTGGTAACGAGTTAACTTAGTTTGCATCTTCGAATAATTTTCTAACACTCTAAGCACCACTCTTTCGTAAGGTACATCATTATTATACTTAGTTTCTTGCATTCTTATTTTCCTTTCTTTTATTACGCACCACCTCAGCTTGGCAAGCTTTGCAACGATGCTTGTAAGACTTAGAGAATTCACTTATCGGCTTCTCGCAACCACATATCTCGCATTTACGTATTCCTTCAAATAGAGGCTGCTTTATAACCGTTGCAAGAATACCATAATGTCTTTCCCATTCTTCGTTAGTTTTCATCCATTGAAGGCAAGGTCTATTTTTTGGCATTGTTAAGGCTGAAACAAGTCCCAACATTTCATCATATCCAAGATGATTACTATGTCTGTCTCCTTGCCATACATCAAAACCGAAATTACCATCTTTCTTAATTATAATATCTTCCATAATTAATGATACTTTTTGATTTTATCATAAACACCATATTCTCTTTCAATATCAAGGCAAAGCTACTTCACCCCTTCTGTATTTCTCCCAAAACTCTTTATCGTACTTAAACCCTTTCCTAAACCTATATCCGATTGTATTCCCTTTCTCAAACCTAAACTTCTTAGAGCTTGATTTGGATATAATGGTAGCAATCTTCATAGAAGATAATCTATACTCATGTAACCATACGGCATCTTTTCTTAACCCAAGAGACATAGCCTTATTCTTAACTGTCTTGGTTTTACAACAGAAGATTTCAGCAATTTCTTTATTTGTACGAAAAGGAAACAATCTAATAAATTTCCGTTCCTCCTCCTCACTCCAGTGATGACAATGCCCTGAACAACGGATTTCACCATACTTAGCGATAAATCGTGGTGATGCAGGTTTAACGCCATTTCCTTTTAGTCGCCGCCGTACTGTTTCATAAGGTATGCCTACCTTTTTACTGATTTCGGGTATGGTAAGCCCCTGCGCGTACAGAGCTAACAATCCATTATCTATAGAATGAGAATATTTTAGTACACAACACCCTTTATTACTTACTCCCATGCCAATGTTTTTAATTGTTCGATATTCTGATAAGAGATTTTGCATTTCTTATTCTCGTAGAAACCATCTTTAGCAAGAGCATTCCATAGAGCATTAAGACAGATGCCAATCTTCTCTTTATCGTACTTTAAATAAATCTCTGGGCAAGTAAGGAAAGGTTCAGGCTTTTTGTCTTTTAACTGAACCACAACAACCCTTTTTGCTCTTGTTGGCCTATCATTCAATCCTATCATGTATTCACCTCACTTTCTATCTGCTTCTGCGATTCACGGATAAGCAAGTCAAGCACCTTGCTAATAATGTTAGGGTTCTTCACTACATAAGTTCCCACATTGGTTACGAGGTCTACTTTTACCACCATCCCGTTATTTCGCAGCAGTTTATATTGAGTATTCAACTCTTTAATTTTATCCAACTCATCCATATAAAAATACTATTTACTATTATACGCAAGCATATACAGCCTACGATGCTCTTTATGAGCATTGTACCAAGCTTTGGCTCTTTCGATGCAAGCTTCACGATGCTTCTTATAGTAGGTCTTGCCGTATTTGCTTCTGCGCATTTTACGTTCAACTTCTGTCATAGTTACCTAATAGAGCGGAAGGAGATACTATAGAATAGACCTCCATCCGCAATTATATATTTCACAGCTTAAAAATCATCAGAACGGCAAGCGGAGTACCCTTCGGGATAATGAGATTACGGGAGCGTGAACCGAAGTTTGTCTGCTCCTGTATCATTGTCTCGTCATTGATTGAGAGTACGAGCTTTACCTTTTCCTTCTCCCCTACCTGTGTAGAAATCACATCGGAATGCTGTAAACGATAATCTGATTCAGTAGGAAGACCATGAATTGCATTGGCTGTGATTGGAACAATCAAGCCACGATAACCCTCTCTGAGAGTAATACCCATATTTACAGGGATTCGACCTTTACGGGATTCAATATCAGTAGGAGCGTAGATAATGAACGAACCATTATTGTCAATAGGGGAAAGAACTCCATCCTCTATTTCAAAAGGAAGTTCATTTTCTTTCTCATTCTCTTCAACTTGCTCCTCACTTTGCTGCTGAGCCGCATTTTCTTGGCTCTGCTGAGCGTTCTCATTCTCCATAGGCATATTATTGCCATCTAAATTTAAAGGCTGTTCTACTCCATTTTTCTTAGGTCTTGCCATAATTTACTCCTCCTTCTTTTCTTCGTTAGACTTCTGTTTCTTCTCCTCCTTTGTCTTATGCTCGAAGACATCGCAGACGTTGGTTTTGCTGAGACCGATGATTTCATAGTCTATCATGGTCTTCCCCATTACCTCATCAATATTACTTATTGCTCGGTGCATAGACTTTGCTTGCACGAGGTAAGTCACGTTGCTACGCTTCTCCTTATTGGTCTTATCATCATAGGAAATGAATTGCAACTTCGCCTTATACCAGCAATCATCATCACCCTTATCCGAAAAGAATACTTCTCTATATGAAGCCTCTTGCATTGACTTAACCTTAAACTCACCGCTAATATAAGCAGCCATTTCTTCTGTGATTGCGCTCTCACCTTCCGTGAAGGATAAGGCATCAATCGCATACTTTTCGGTCACAGATTTCTCTAAACCTTCTTTTTGGGTCTTCTGGTAGCGGATTCCTACCTCAAACCAATTACTCGTTCTACTACGCATATTTATAATAATCTAAAACTAATTTAAAACCATTATCTAAGAGTATTCTTGCTCAGAATGGTAAATCATCCAAATTCTGCGTTTGTGCAAAAGGTGCATCGCAAGAAGAAGCCGCATTCTGATTTTCAAAAATTACAGGCTTTAAACCACCAAGGATAGGCATAGCCTTTTTTTTCCTCATCTGTCATTTTCTCACGAACCTCTTTAGGCAACGACTGCTTAACCATGTGAGTTTCGTCATACTTAGGGTTCTTTAGCTCCCAAGCAGTAAGGTCGATATAAGCAGCCTTTGGACGATTATTTTCATCCGTACTAATGAAGATATTATTCTCTTCAATAGGGATAACCAAGCAGCGAAGCACTTCGGTTCGCCCTGGTATTTGCATAACGCCAGCTCTTTTGAGCTTCAGCAAGTTTAATTTTCCGTTAAAATCTGTCATATTGTATATATTTTAAAATTATACCCAATCATCTTGAATGTAGTTACGTTTCTTTTCACCTCGACCTTTCTTCCAAAACTCGAAGCCATAGTCACGCATTTGCTTTTCACCGCCTTTTGCTACATAATATCGTGGTTGTTCATATCCATCGGATTTGATAATTGCAGCCACATTACTTAGCTTCAAGGCATTCTTTGCATTTGTATATGCTTGCTTATACATATCTTTCGTGATATGAGTATCATCGAAATCATTCTCCATATCATGACTAAGATATTTCTTACTACCATCCTTATAAAGGATAGTCCAAGAGGTTGAATCATCCATTCCGTAACCTTGCATTTCATTCACAAGGTCTTCTTGGAAAGAAGATACCAAATCATTCTTCTCTGCTTCGATATACACCGTTCCATTTTCCAAATCATCGGTAATAGCACCACTAAAACCTGCTTCCATAAGAGCGAGCTCTTGCTGTTCCTTTGAAAGTTGTTCCCAAAGGTCGTTATTTGGAATCTCGTTCTTGTTAATAGAATCAACAAGAGATTGATATTGATTTTCTGATATATAATCAGAACTTTTATTTGAGGGCTTCTTTGCTCTCGTTCCACCACTAGCTTTTGCCATAATCGTTTTCTCTTTAAATTAGCCCCAAGAGAGGGAATCGAACCCTCGCCAACCTCCGCTTATTAAGAGCTGCTTATTACGGAGTGTCTTCGCATACATTCTTTAACACAGTAGAATAAATAAACTTATATATACACCCACCTTTCTTTAAAATATGATAAGAATATCGGTATCACTACCATACAGCCCACGCACACCCGTGCGATTGGTTTTCCTTGGGATAAAAAGCCCTACCGCCGTAGGGCAAAAACAAAAACCATAATTAATATCTATCTAATAATTGACATAACTGATTACCTCACGGCAATATATATCAGAACCTAAATTTAACTTTTCTAAAAGAAAGAGCCGACACCTCACGGCGGCTTAAAGGCTCTTGTTATCGACATTTTCTATATTCAATCTTATATGTAGTTATGCGTTTGGAATCAATGTTTTCTGAATGAAGCCACTCATTGCCAAGTTCTGTGAAAGAATCATTGGCTGGTCGAGCTGAGTTGACTTATACATATCGGTAGCCGCATTGTACAAATCCCAAGCGGTAACCATATTGCGCTCGTAGTAGGCAATCATCATTTTCTCGGTCAAGCGACCAATCTGTGCCTGATTGAGAGGAATGACCTGAGGGTTGCGAATGCCTTTGTATTTCGTTTCAGAAGCAACACGGAGCGAGGTCAGCATACCGATGATGGTAAACATTTCCTGTGCTTTAATCTCACGATTCTTCATACGCTCAATCATTTCATCATTGGCATCAATGATGCCTCTTAGATTAGCGAGCCAAGCATCAGCACGTTGAAGAAGCTCATCGAGCTTGAAAGCTCCTCTTCCGCTATTGGTGTCTGAGTAGGTAGCAGCGTAATGTTCCGCACTAAGCATACATTGATTGTGACAGATAACTACGTTTCTACCGATACCTAACTGAATACCCTTCTGATGAAATGATACCGCCATATTGGTTGTAATCTCATCATTACCATCACCCTTATCGAAGTCACGCAAGCGAATATTACAGAATACTCGGCGAAGGATATGAGCCTCTACAGCTCTATCACCCATCAAAGCTTCCTTCTCAGGCAAACGGGTAACACCTGGAGTATTGCGGTCTTTGTTATTCGCCGCAAAGAGGTCGTAAATCTCAGCCTTATAACCGTGCTTCTCGCACAAGTCTTCCACCTGATGAATGAGGTCAAAATGATAGATGCCCTTCAAAGGCTTTCCGTACACATCATTCTCTTTCTCGGTGCGTTCAAGCTGGTCGATTGTCAGAATCTGTACCTTGGATGTTTCGAAATCCAAGAACTGATTCATATTATCACTCTTCAACTCTGGCTGCTTTGCAACCGCTACTTCATTTACTCTTGGCTGTGCCATCAAATTCATTGCCATTGTGTTCATTGTTGTATCTCCTATTTTTTAATACATTAAACAAAATAATTATTACTATATATACTATTAATCTTCAATATCATTGAGAACCTCCATGTGTTGCGTTTCTCCTACCAACTCAACATTCTGCGAAAGGTTCTTTGTGCTAAAGAATACCCATTTAGGTATGATGCAAAGATTATAGTTGCTATCTAAAGCATCATCCTTGATAATTAGTTTAGACTTAGGTACGAATACCTTAGTCTTACCTTCTTTGTCTTCAAAGAGAAAAATCTGAGCATTCTTTGACTGCTCCATCATTTTATCCTTGCGACAACGGAACTTAACTAATGTTGTTACTATCTCCATATTACTTCCTTTTTTAGTAAGCGAGCCAGATAACAGCATACGCTAAAATAATTCCACTAGCGGCGAGCATTGCTGCTTGTACCGCATCTTTTACATCTTCGGTTCTCCAATTACATGGATTCATCATGTCTTTTTCTTTTTTCATTTTTCGTATCTCCTATATTAGTAGCAGGGTGGTTAGCCCTGCCGTTACCTTCCTTAGATTTCGAGAGACTGAACCTTACGTACAATCATTGAAATATAATTGCTCTCCTTACCGCTCTCCTTCATCTTCTCATTGGTTCGCTTATCAACCTCGAAGATAATTCTGCCTAAAGTATGCCCGTTGCTACCATTATCAAATGTATGATAACGATAATCGAGATTAATGTGAACCTCCAAGAAATCATCAGGTGCGTCAACCTTATCTCTTATTGCAATATTGCCTTCCAAGTGAATCTCTTTGAAGAGCATTGGCATTGTCTGAAACGATGTGCTCACCAACTTCTCATACTCATTGCCTCTATAATCTTTTTCAACCTCTATAGAAAGCTGAGCATTGATACCCAAGCGATGAATGGTTGTCTCAACATCATTAATGATGTAATCTAAGACCTGCTTGCTTAAAATGTCTGTTTTCATTGTCGTATCTCCTATTTTTAATTTATTAATAATTTCTACATTAATTATATGTATCAAAAGCTATTTTATTAACTTTGACACCGCAAAATTAATAACTTTCTCTCAGACTACCAAATTTTCTAATAGCTATTTTTAGTTTATTAATACATACTATTAGTTTTTTAATAGATTTTAAGTGAATATCTCATTTTTTCTTTATAATTTTGCGGCGTAAAAGGAAAGTGCTATTTTCCAAGCTAAGAAAAGAATCATATATGCCCAATCAACACAAGTAAAAGGGTTCGATATATAAACCAAACGGAATGATTGATAGCACCTTTCATCTGTTTGGTTTTTACATTAATATATATATAATGATGAAAAGAATAAGAATAGGAATACAGGAAGCTAAGTTTGCTCTGAGCGACAAGAATCGCTTGGATGCCTTCTGTTTGCTTCTTAAAATAAAGCTCTTATTCCGCTCATCAGACCTTAACCTTGTATCATACAATCATTGCGCCAAATTATTGCATATCGACAATAATAAATTGAAGAGACTGCTTGAATATGGTTGCAAGATAGGGTATTTCCGTTTTGAAGAGAAAAATGGAAAGAAGAGATTCATTGCACGCAGCATACATTCAAATGACGGATATAGTTATAAGCTTCGCAAGGATGATTTGACAAAGATGACATTCCCTGCCCTCAAAAACCTTTTGAGAAGGATTGTCATAGAGAACCAAGTTAGAATGCAAGAGGACGTAATCAATACGCACAATAAGGGGACGAATGGGAAGAATGTGAAGACTATTCGCAAGGCTCTCAAACGTGAAAGTCGTATATTGAGGAAGAAGTTTAGCGATAACAAAGGTTTATCTTATGACAGAATCAAGGATGTTATCTTTGGTACGATGTACCAAGCTTTCAAAGTCACAAATCAGCTTGTAAACAGAGGTATCATCAATAAGCGCACAAGAATCAAGGAAGTAAGGTGCGATGAAAAGGTATGTACCAATAATATGGCTATCACGGATATTGAAGGTTCGGTAATTGTGATAAGCGCAAAAAATAGAAGTGCATTTTCCATTGAATCGAATATCTATCGTATGCAGATGGACGATGCTATATCAATATCTCATCACGGCATGAGAAGAAAGGAGGCAAAAATGTAGTTTATGTAAAATCAAAAATAATAAAATAAGGGTTGATGGCTTTAATTTAATTTATTCCCTTATTGGGGCGACAGCCCCAAAGATAATTAACTAACGGGCGCACGTATGCCCCCACCCGATTATATAATAACAAAGGAGATACGAAATGGAGAAAAATAAAAATTGGCTCGATACTTACCTCACACCAGCAAAAGAACTTGTTGGATATGAGTGCTATGTAAGTTGTGATTATGAAGATAAGTTCGCAACAGGAAAATTTTCAGTTATCATCATTAAGAACGGAGAAGTTGTGATAAAAGAGAAAAATCACATCTATTGCGCTTCAAAGGCAGTCGTTATCGTAGAAGCGATACTGTTTATGATGCAAAAATGCGAGAATGCCGATATTATCACAATACACTCGGAATATTTTACAAATTACTTTGCCTTTTTCAACGAGGCGAGAAAAGCTAACGCACAAACAAAGAAAAAATATCTGAGCTTATACAAAAGCTTTAGAAAGGATGCGGAAGTAATCTTTGACCTCACTACTTGGTACAAAAGAAACGAATACGATGATGAAGTTGAGAAAATGTTAAGTGATAACTAAACTATAGGAGATATGCAAGATGAAAAATGAGACAAAATTAAAGAAACTGATGTCTTTCTTAGACGAAAACGGCATCAAGTACACCACACCTCGAAAGAGAAAAGAGGGAAGTTCCCACCTTTTCATCGGTCAGTACATGATTGCTGTAAAGATAGAGGGTGAAGATGATACATTATTCTTCAATAAGCATAAGAGAGGAAAGCATCCTTTCTTTATCAGAACTTCGGAAACCCCGAAGTTCGTTATCGAAAAGATGCAGAATCTGATTACAAGAATGATGTTAATACAACAAAAACATTTCATGGAACAAAAAAAGTAATTGTATGGAAAGACTTAATTTTAAGCTAGAGTTTGCCGATAATGGGGTTATTGTCACAGATGATAGCTCTGGCTGTGTAAACGTCTATCAAGAAAAAGAAGACGGCAATTATCACGAATATACGAAGAGAGCTATCAGCGAATCCGTAGCTGACACCATTGCTCATCTTTTGCTTGATGGCACGGAAAAATTGAAGCAGAAGTCGATTTACAAAATCAAAATTGAGATAAGATAATATGTTATACACAAAGAAAGAAAAGAAGCCCAATACGGCAGTCAAATATGAAGTCCGTGAGTTTATCCACGGCGGCATTGAATATGCAACAGACTGCCCTTTTGGTGAGCGTGGGCGATATACACACGCTCTGCATAAGGTCGGTGCTATCGAATGCAATCTTTGCAAGTATCAGAAGAAAAACAATACAGAAGCAAGGGTTGTAAGATGTATGCATCCATTATTAGTTAATAAACCTTTTAAAAAGTAAGAGTTATGATAGAATCAATGAAGATACGTGAAGGGTTGGTATTTACCTTGCCAATAGAGCCTAATATGGTAGTCCATGTAAATGATAAAATAGAAACTTACGTTTACAACATCGGAGGAAGAAGATATTCGTTAGCCAATATTTGCCCTCTCAGATTGAAAGTTATCAAGGTAGGTAAATCTATTGTTGAATGCAATATTATAGCAGACGAATACAATATTGCATATAGAAAGAATATCCCTATTCAGTTTGAAGAGATTGCAAAAAATGGCACTATTGTCACAGAGGAAAAGGAAAAAATGGTTAATTACCCTAACCATTACGCTTGGTTAAAGGAACTCTGCGGCATAGAGCCGATTGATATTTGCCGACACCTTGATTTCAACTGCGGTTCGGCTATCAAATATCTCTTGCGCAAGGGAAAGAAGGAAATGAATCTTTCCGAGCGTGAACAGAGAGTGCAGGATTTGAGTAAGGCAATCTTCTATCTACAAGATGAGATAGATATGATAAAGAAGAGCAAATGAAATACTCGAAGGCTTTAATCAGACAAATTCGCTGCGACCTACTTTCACATACAACCGATGCGGAGAAGGCTGCGGCGAAAATCTGCACTCTGTTAGGATATAAGGTAATACCACAGCAGCCGATAGTCACAGGCAGAAAGCTATACTTCGCTGATATATATCTGCCCGAGATAAAAACGATTATTGAGCTCGATGGTGGCTACCATTTTACTAAAGACCAAAAGCGCAAGGATGGTAACCGCTCTTCGGGTATATGGCGGCTCGGGTATCATGTTGTAAGATTGAGCAATCACGATGCTAGGAATCCAAAGAAGGTCAAAGCAAAGATAGATTTGATACTATGCAAGGCAAAGTAACCAAGAATATTGGCTATCTTGCCTTTTATTTTTGTTTCTTAATAACTATACATAAACTAAAAGAAAACCGCTTAGAGCGCAAGAAAACCGCTAAAAATTGCATTTGTTTACATAGCCTTTATTATTTATCATTATTTTATTAATAGAAATAGTAATTTTGCAATCGGAAATTATTTATTAACGTTTAAAATAGAATTACTATGACAATAAAAGAAAAAGTGCTTACTTCTGCCAAAACATCATTTGCAAAGTATGGTTTGAAGAAGGATGAACTTTCAAAGCTGGTTGACCTGATTGTTGCAAGTCGTGGTCTAACAGATGAGTCAAAGGACGAGGATGTAACGAGTGCTATCTCGGCAGTTGAACCTTATGTTGGTATGATGCAATCATCATTCAATCGTGCGGTCAGCGAGACAACGAAGAAATTCGATGGATGGATTGACCCTACCGACCCTAACCATAAGCCTACCCAGCCAGTTCCTCCAACCCCTCCAGTACCTCCAACAGGGCTTACGCAAGAGCAGGTTCAGCAGATGATTGCCGAAGCTACAAAGAAGAGCACTCAGCAAGCTGTTAATGAAGCTGTAGCCGCCGCCATTGCTCCATACAAGGAAAAGGAAGAAAGAGCACGTCTCAACGACCTTTTTAGCAAGAGTGAGAAGTTGAAGGAAGTCCCAGAGCAGTTCCGTTCACGTTATCAGCTCGACAAGGAAGAGAATCTTGAAACTCTCGCACAGCAATGTGCCGATGATTGGACGGCATTGAAGCAGTCACTTGTAGCAAACGGCAGTTTTGTTGAAGCACCCAAGGCAACCTCTCCCGAAGACGAGCAGAATGATTTCATTAAGAGAATGCAAGGCTTCTCAGAGCGTAACGCTACAAAGGAGTAGGACATTCTAAGGAATTATGTTAAACTCTTAAAAAGAAGAAAATTATGTCAAACAGAGGCTATTTTATGCATAGAACCAAGCCAGAGGATATCAAAGAGGCACTTTGGCTTGAAGAGCAGTGTCTTCGCCGACAGGGTGGTTATGACCTCGACCGCACCAACCTTCCAGCTACTTTGAAGTGGGTTGCAAAGGGTACAGTTCTCAGACTTGTAACTGGTGGCAAAGCGCAGGTTGTGAAGACTGCAAAGGCTACAGAGAAAGCTGATAAGGCTGCTACAGCATTGAAGATTGCTAGCGGTTCTTTGTTCAAGGTTGGTGATAAGATTGCTGGAGCAACTATCTCGGCAATTGCTTCTAATGATGGTGTAGATACATTGACTGTATCACCACTTGATAATGCGGTTGCTGCAAATTCCATTGTATCAGATTATGATAAGACCAAGGACGTACTTCTTGGCTTCTCTTACGATACTCTCGATATTAGAGATTCAGATTCTTCTATCGCAGCAACTCCTACCTTACAGGTAATGGAGGTAGAGGAAGATTCACTCCCTTATCCTATCAATGATGAGATTAAGGAAGGTATCAGAGCAAATGGTATCGCTTTGTTCAAGATTCAGTAACCTTTAAAAGTGGAGATTATAGATTATGAATAGTATTTTGAAGAATCTGCAAGACCAAAAGTCTTTTCAGACCTACATTGACGAATACATGAAGACTTCCACCTATAAGGCTGAGTGGAAGAATGAGTTGAAGACTGTCGAGTATTGTGCGGCAAAGGTATATCAAGCGAATATGGCTACTTATGCTGCTGCTATGGTCGGTTCTGTTATCGCTAAGAACGCAGAGCGTCCATTGCATACCATGCCTGATTGGGGTCAGCTTACGGGCTCTATCGGTCGTATCGCCGATGAGTGGGAGCTCGATAACGATTACCTCGACCAGATGCACCTCTTGGAGGGTAAGTATAATGATATGTTGGGACGTGGCGGTTATACACAGTCACAGCTCAATGCTAAGTACGATGAACTTATCAAGTACTCATTCAAACCTTTTGAGTTGGCGGTTATCGCTCCTCATAAGCGTATTGATATGTTGTACTTCGAGGGATTGTTCAAGGGTACTCAGACTGTATCACGTACCAATAACTCTAAGGCTAACGTATCTTATACCTTTGATTTGGGCGTTAAGCAGCTATCTGCTACCACAAATTGGGGTGAGGCGAACGCAACTCCTATTGAGGATATTAAGAAATTGAAGGACGAGGCTCGCAAGAAGGGTCGTAAGATTCTGCGTCTTCGTATGTCTGAGAACACATTCTTCGCAATGTGTAAGGCAAAGGAGATTAAGGACACCTTCCGCTTGAACCTTGGTGAGATTACCATCAATCCTGCTGCACCGATGATTAGCGTTGACCAGATGAATATCTATCTGCGCTCTATCCTCTTGCCAACAATTCAGATTGATGAGGATAAGTTTGTTGAGCTGCCTGACAAGACCGTTTACAACCTTATCCCAGATAACCGAGTTGTTGCAATGTGCGCCGAGAAGGTGGCTGTGCCTAAGTGCGCAGAGTGCTTGGAGGCTATCGACCCTGTGCCTAACGTATCTTACTCTACATACGATAACAACCTTATCGGTTATTGGAGAGATAAGAAGGGTTATCACCTTACCAACGAAATGTGGATGCAACCAGTATTCGATGGTATTGAGGACTTCTTTATCTTGAAGGTTGGTGCTTAATGCACTGACCCTCAGTTATGAATATATTGATTTAATAAGTGAAACTTCATAAGATAACAAGATTAGCATGACAATTTCAGAAGCCATAGCAAGCGAGATTCAGCCTTTCTCTACCTCAGATGAGACTTTGGAGAAGATGTTTATTGATGCTGCTGATAAGTTCAGTATCACGGCATCTGTAGCTGATGAATACTCTGTAGCGGTTAAGAAGCCCGTAGCCTATGCGGCTATGCGTATCCTCTACAAGATGAATCCATTATCAAGTGAGAATATTGGCGGTATCTCTCAGAGTTACAAGAACGACAAGAAGCTCATTGATAAGATGATTAAATCTATTGCGAAGGATGCTGGATTGGATGCTGACCTTGTTATTGATAGTACTTCTGATGATTATTGGGTTCAGAGTGTGAAGGTATGGTAATCAAATAGATAGCGTATGAACTTTGAAGATATACTTAAAGTAAAAGGTGCTCCACAAGATGGCTTTGATGAGGACGGAAATCCTATCGAACAGCCCGAAGGAGAATGGCAAACCTTTGGAAAGTGCGTTATTTTGCCTAATTCGCAGGCAAAGATTATCACTCTGGCAGACGGGCAGCAGTACGTGTATTCGCACGAAATCTATGCTCCTCTCTCTAAAGCAAAATACCCTCTCATACCGAAGGAAGGCGAAAAGGTTTGGATAACCAAAAAAGATGGCACGATTGATAAGGAAATGGAGGTTAAAGGCTTCGTAACCTTAAAGAAACGCTATCTTAGAATTTGGCTCTAATAGGCGGCAATATGGCAAAGGTTGAATTACAAATCAAAGGTCGTGAAGCCTTACAGAAAAGGCTGAACGAAAAAAGGCAGCAGATTATCAGCTACCTTAATATGCGTTTGATGCAACTTGCCGAAGAAGCGGTCACCTATTCTAAAGATAATAAAGGTTATCAAGACCGAACTGCAAATTTAAAGAACTCAATTTCTTTCGCTCTCTATCTTGATGGGCAACTCATCACCTCGGCAGTTGGTAAGATTCCAAAGGCAGAAGAAGCGGAAGGAGGACAGGAAGGCGTAAGTGCTGCACTCAGTGAGTATGCACAGAAAGAAGGGGTAGTAGCACCCAAAGGGTACTCCCTCGTTATTGTGGCTGGCATGAACTACGGCAAATATGTAGAGGATAAAGGCTACAACGTCTTACACCTTACAAAGTATTTCCTTCGTGACGAAATGAAGAAGATTTTTGAAGAAGTAGCTGAAATGATTAAAAGCGATAGTTAGATATGATACTCGGAGATAAAGCGGTAACGGCATTATTTAAGTATCTCAATGAAAATATTGAGAGCATAGGCATAAAGAAAGGGCGTATCTTTAAATATGAGATACCCGAGAAGTTGGCTATTGGTGATTATATCGCCATCAATCATCTTCCCTTTGTGTATAGTGATGCCATTAATGAAGGTGTAGTGAATCTGAATATTCATTGCCATAAGACCTTATCTAACTTACCTAACACAAAGAAACTCTCTGATTACTCAGAGAAGATTCTTTCTCTGTTTGGTGATGGTACTTATCTTGGTGGCTGCTACTTCGATTTCTACTCTATCTCTCGCCCAACTCGTGATAGTGATAACACTTATTACGTCAATATGAAATTTAATGTAACGTACAATAATTTAAAAGAATAAAACTATGGCAAAGAATGGTGTATATGGCTTGGAAAGCTTTAGTTTTGCCGATTGTGTCGAAAATGGCGGCTATCCAACAACATGGAGCGACAAAATTAAGGCTATCGTTTCTGGTGGTTTGAGTTTTAACGACCAGGCAGCACAGACATCGGATGTAGAGGTTGAGGATTCAGAAGACCCTTACGCAGTGCTGACTACATCAGCCGCAACAAAGGGCTTCACCTTGCAGACATACGATTTCTCAGAAGATAACTTCACGAAGCTTCTTGGTTATACAAAGGATGAGGGTACTGGTGGTAAGGATGCTTGGTTAAATGAGCTTCCACAAGAAACCGAGATTTATAAGGCAGTACAGATTGTGACAAAAGATTTGGATGATATTCCTTCTCGTACCTTCCAGTGGTCTAAGATGAAACTTACAATCACTCGCAGTGGCTCTATCGGTAAGAGTGGACTTCCTAATCTTAACATTGAGTTCCGTCAGATGGCGGTATTCGATGCAAAGGGTGACAAGAAGAGCGGTCATCGCAATATCCTCACAAAAGATATGAGTGCTGCGGCTATTAAAAAGTAAGTAAAGCTTTTATTTTTTATATGATTTAAAATTAAACTTCAAAAGGCGGTGAGGTAAGGGAACTTTCCCAAGCCGCACCGCTTTTTATATCATTAAACATATTTTGATATGAAAACATCAGATAAGGAAAAAGTAGCAAAGACACTTTCCGAGGCATCTGTAAAGATTAAGGTTGGTAAGTTTCGCTTTAAAGTGAAGCCACTTACCTTTATGCAGATTTATGAAATGGGTGTATTCGGTAACTCTATCAAAGAACCAACATGGAAAGAAGGCGATATGATAAATGTTATCCCTCTCTTATTTGAGCACTCTGAGACAGCTCGTTTAATGAGCGAGATTTTTATCGTGTGCGCCTTTCGCAAGAAGTGGGCACGCAAAGTATGGGGGCGATATATACGCAAGCACCTTGATATTATGGCATTCAATGAGCTTGTGAAGTTTATAAGTGGTTCTTTCAATGCAAATTTTTTCTTAACCTCTATAACTTTCCTGACCCAGACGAAGATAATGACGGAGCCGAAAACGACTCCCCGTGGGCAACAATCGGAGCAGTAATGAAGTACTTTCGTATGAGTTACGAGGAGGTCGTATTTAATCGCTCATACCTTAATATTATTCTGCTTAACCGCTCGATTCCGTCCTTCAATACAAATACCAAGGATGAACCGAGAAAAGGCAGCAGACAGCAAAAAAAGCCACAAAAAGAGTATCATAAGATAGATAAGCCAATCTCTGCTAATGATTTCTTTATGGGCTTTATGTAATAATCACATAAATAAGCAAACAATATGGCAGCAGCAGATGAAATACTTGGAATCAGCGGACAGATGGATATTTCCGATATTCAAGCATCACTTGATAAGCTTTGTGATGGTTTGAACCGTGTCGGCGTTGATACAGAAGCCTTATCTCAGAGAATGAATAAGGCACTTAACGATGTGGCGCAATCCGATGAAGACCTTGCGACAAAGACCACCAAGGCTATGCAGGTTCTCAAATCTGCTATGGATGAAGCTACGAAGGGGATTCAGTTAGTACCCGAAATGATTGATACTGCTAATAAACGAGTAGAAACCATTGAAGGTACTATCGGTAAACTTAACGAGCAGTTAGCTAAGACGGAAAAAGGCTCAGAGGCATTCGGTTCGCTTACTAAGCAGATTGATGCTCAAAAGCATTCTTTGGAATTGGCGAAAGGTGATGTGAAAGACCTAGTTGAATCTTATGATGGTGTTAGAAACTCTATCTCTCAGGTAAATGGTGCGTATCAAGCATTAAGTGCTTTCTCTGTTGCAAGCACAAGTGCTAATAGCGTTCAATCCGCAACGAATATTGCTGTAGGGGCTACGGCTACAACGGCAGCAACCGCTACATCAGCAGAAGCAGCGGCACACGTGGCTAATGCCGAGGCAGCAACACAGAATGCCGAAGCGGAAAATCAGAACGTAGAGGCAACTAGAAATCTGACAGAAGCTTTGCAGCAATATATTTCCGTTGCTTCTGGTCGTGCCGAGATTGAACGAATGCAATCCGAGAGTGCAAAGGAGCTGAAAGCGGATATGAAGTTGTACGAGAAGACCATTGAAGATATTCAGAACAAACTTAGCACGACTGATTTTGCTAAAAATATTGAGGAGGCAACAAAGAAGATTGAGGTACAGAAATCAAAGATTGAGAGCTACAAGAATGCTCTTGCAAATCTTTCTGCTGCGGATAACGAAACGGGAAATGGTGCTAACTATTACAATCAGCTTATTGAGAAAGCACAGGCAAATATTGATGCCCTTCAATCAAAAATTAATGATTGGCAAACAGAACAGCAGCGACTTAATTCAGACCTTCAGCAATACAATGCTCTTCTCGAAGCTGCGAATAAGATTCAAGGCGGTTCAACCATTGTTCAGTCTGATGCAACATCAACTGTTAAAATCAATGTTGAGGACACATCATTATCAGAACTGACTTCTAAGATTGATGAGAGTAAGCAGAAATTGCAAGATTTGGAAGCAGAAGTTTCTAAGATGGATGGTAAGCCGCTTGGGGATAAGCAGAAAGAAGATTTACAGAAACTACAGTCTGAGATTGAAAAGACAAAGAATAATATATCTGTATTGCAAGAGGCTATCCGTGAGAAGAACGAAGAGACTTTTATCGGTAGATTTCGCAATCAGATTTCCGATTTCGGGCAGAAGATTTCCGATTTCGGACAGAGCATAAAAGATAAAATCACTCAACCTATTGATGAGCTGAAAGCAAAAGTAAGCGGTTCTTCCATCGGTCAGCGTTTTAGTGAGGAATTCGCACAAGCAAAGTCTGGTCTAAGTGATTTTAAAGAAGGTATCATCAATGTAATGACTGCCAATGGTAAGTTACAAGGTGAGATTGGTAAAGTCGGCGAAGCTTTCAAGGCTCTTGGTATTCCCGTAACGGGGTCTCTTACTGCCATCAAGTCTGTAACAAAGGCTCTATGGGGAATGTGTGCAACACCTGTGGGTGCGGTAATTGCTGCAATCGCTCTTGCTTTCAAGGCGGTGCATACATGGATGACTAAATCCGCAGAGGGTCAGAAGGTTTATACAAAACTGATGGCTTACTTTGGTTCTCTTGCTAAGTCTATCACAGATATTGTGATTATCTTCGGAGAATACTTGTATAAGTGCTTCACTAAGCCAAACGCTCCTCTTCGTGACTTCGGTAACAATTTCGTGAAAACGTTCAAAACCGCCGTAAAAGCTGCGGTGAACCTTATTGGTGGTCTCGGAACGACCATTAAAGGTGTGTTAAATATGGATTGGGATACCTTTACTGCTGGTCTTAAAAAGACTTGGGATGGAATTAAGGGTGCTGGTGAAACTGTTATTGATGTATTCAAAACACAAGTATCAGGTGTTATAGGCGCAACAAAGACTATCTATGATGCTTTTACTAATGAAGATTTATCTAAAAAACTCGGAGCAGCATTTAATGGAATACTGACAAAAGCAGAGCAGGCGGCTTCCTTAGCAGGTAAGATTCAGGAAACACAGATAGCTATCAATAAAAATAAAGAAACACAGCTTAAACTTGACGGAAAAATTGCCGAGGTAAGAAATAAGATATATACTTTGCAAGGAAAGGAGAAAATCGCTGCCATTGAAGAGGCAAAAGCTCTTGTTAAGCAGAAATACGATTTTCAGATAAAGCAGCAGCAACAGCTCGTTGAATTACATGAGAAGCAAGCTAAATTGCATACTCAATCTTTGAAGGATATTGCCGCAGAGCGTGAACTTAGAATGCAGGTACTGAGAACGCAAGTTCAGCAGAATAGTGAACAGAGAATGCTTATCAGACAAGAGGAAGCAGCAAAACGTTCTCTTGCAAATAAAAGTAAGACCGATGCAAAGAAGGATGCTACTCAGCAAAAGCAGATTAATTCAGCAGATGGGAAGCTTGATGATGTTATCTATAAGAATGCTTATGAGAGAGCAAAAGCTTGGCAATCTTTGGAACAGGAAGTAACCGATGCAAAGATTAAAGCGATGAAAGAAGGCGAAGAGAAGGTCATTGCCGAGCGCAAAAGAGAGCTATCCAAAGAAATTGAGCAGATTGAAGAGCGAAAGAATGCAGCTATCAAGGCAGAGCGTGACCGACAGAAAGCAGAATTTGACGCACAGCAGTCTGTTATCAAGGCAAAGGGTGGCAAGGCTGAGACTTGGGATGATAAGAAGCATATTGATTCAAAGAATATTAAGAAGATTACCGAGCAGTACACCATCATTGAACAGAAGACTGTAGAATCATATAATAATGAGATTTATGCTGATGAATTAAAATCATATCGTGAATACCTGAAGGAGTATGGCAATCTCGAACAGCAGAAGCTCGCCATCGTTGAGGAGTATAACGAGAAAATCAAAGAAGCAAAGGCAAAAGGTAATCTTTTCGAGGAAGCAAAGTTGAAAACTGACCTTGAAGAGCAGCTAAAGAAGCTCAATTTTAATGATTTCAAGGATTCTATCAACTGGGATTCTGTTTTCTCTGATATGGGAAGATTGAGTAAATCTTATCTCGAAGACCTAAGAAAAAAGCTCAAAGACCTTCTCGGTTCGGGTACTCTTGATATTGATGATATGAAGGTTGTATCTGAACAGATTGGTAAGATTGATGATGCAATTTCAGAGCAGACCGATAAGTGGGGATGGTCTAACGAGAAGGTGCGTGAACATAATCGGCTCCTGCAAGAGGCTGCTGACGCACAAGAGAGGCTAAATCTTGCACAAGGCAAACTTGATAAAGAACAGAGGTCAAACGAAAACCTTAAAGAGTATATCCAGTATATATTCAGAAGTAAGGGCGTTGATGTTCAAACGGGTGATATAACTTCACAAAATAAAGAAAAGCTCTTAGGAAATAAGAGCCTTTTCAGTGAAGCAGAACTATCTAAGTTGAAAGGTCTGTTTGATGAGTTAGCCGTTTCTGAGGTAAAGGTCGGTAAGGCAACAAAGGACGTAAAGAAGGCACAAGAAGATGCAAATGTATCACGAAATAAGGCAAGAAAGTCAATTAATGAGATTGCAAATGAATGGGCGGAAAGCATCGGTAATGTTGCGAAGAAACTACAAGAGGCAAGCGAATTGATTGATGCTCTCGGATTCGGTGATTCAGACCTTGGGAAGAAGCTTAAAAGTGGTGCAGATGCCTTTAATAAGGGTTCGCAAGCGGCATCAGACTTTGCTACGGGCAACTATATCGGGGCAGCTATTAACGGCGTAGGGGCTATCAAATCGCTTGGCAGTGCTCTTGGTATCGGTAATGGAAGTAATGCGAAGGAGGTTGCGGAGACTACAAATCGCCTTACAGAATCCAACGAGCGATTGCAATACTCTATTGAGCAGTTGAAGAGTTCGATTGATAAGACTTCGGGAATGAGTGCCGTCAGCAATTATCAAAAAGCCTATGATGCACAGAAGCAAATCAATAAGCAGAGTATGGAAATCCTTCAATCGCAGATGGGTTACCACGGCTCGCATCACTCTAATGCTTATTATTGGAATCTGTCAGCACAGGACTATGCGGCTATTAATCGCACGTTAGCACAGCAGTCAGCGGTCAGAGGAGGCTATATTAATTCTACGATAAACAAGGTAAGTTCTTTGGAGGATATTTATAAGCTCACCCCAGAGCAGATGAAGGATATTCGCACATACAACCAAGATGTATGGAAGAATATGACCGACCAAGGTAAATATGATAAAACCGAATATTGGGAGAATTATACCGACCTTGCCGAGAAGCTTGAAGAGCTGACTGATAAAATCAATCAGAATCTTACGCAGACAACCTTCGATTCGTTAAAGGACAACTTTATTAGCAATCTTATGGATATGAGTAAATCGGCGCAAGATTTCGCAAATGATTTCACAACGATGCTCAATAAGTCTATGCTTAACTTTGCTGTTGATGACCTTGCTAATAAGAGACTTAAAGCCCTTTATGAAAAATGGGCAGATAAGATGAAGCAAGGACAGCTCTCCAATAACGATTTGGATATACTTAAAAAAGAGTATGATAACATCGTTGATGAAGGTTTGAAGATAAGGGATAATATTGCTGCAATGACGGGATATAAGGAAGCGCAATCTCAGCAGACAGCAACGGGTAAGGCTATTGAGGCTATCACCGCAGACCAAGGAAGCAGCCTTATCGGTATCGGTTATGCGGTGCAAATTGCCCAAGAGCAAGGTAATGAGGTTCGTAAAGCTATCGCCGTTGATATTTCTTTTTTGCGCATCTATGCCGAACAGACATATAACAATATCTCAGAAATGCGAGATATTCAGTATCAGGGGTTGGAGCAATTGGAAGCAATTAATAAGAATACTGCACCTATTATATTGATACGTGAGGACATCGCAAGTATGTATAAATTAATGAAGGATAAGTATTAAGTTATGAAGAATGATGCTTTTATTAAATTGGTCGATGAAGCGGATTCTGCTTACGTTGACCTTGATACTTTCGGTATTACATTGGTAAGGGGTTGGCGAGAAGCCTTGCTGACCCCAGCACCAGTAAAAAGCTATGTGACGAACAATAGCCGATTAGAGCATGGACAATCGGTTATCGCCACATCGAAGTATGCCAAGAAAGATAAGCGTGACGTAAGTATCTCTTTCTTTCTTGAAGGCGGTTCGGAAGAAGATTACTTACTGAAATATGAAGCTTTTCTTAATAAGATAGCTTATTCGGGTGAGTTTTGCTTAAAAGTTCCTCGCTTAAAGAGGGTTTTTAAACTTGTTTACACGCAATGCTCGCAGTTTGGTGATTATGGTCTAAAAAGAGGTAAATTTGTACTCAAATTAACGGAGTACAACCCGAATGATAGAATTAAGTTATGATTAAGATATATAATATAAACGATAAATTGCTGATGCAAGCAGAAGTAACATCAGCGGCGAAGAGAGAACAGGAAATGTCTAAGTCTGATTACATTACTCTGTCTTTCTCCGCTGCTGAGAAAGTTATTCTGCCCGTTGGTGCGTATATTAATTATACATATAAGATAGACAAAGTAAGAGAAGTGACAAGGAAGTTCCTTCTCTTAGAATCATACGAGCCTATTCAAACAGATGAATGCTCTTGGAAGTACACTCCTCAGTTTCAGCACCCAAAGATGATTCTGTCTAAGACCCCATTTTTTATCTATACCCGTAATTCACAGAATGTAGAGGTAAAACAAAATGTATGGTCTTTCGTTGGCACAACTTCCGCTCTCAGTGGTAAGATTGCAGATTTCCTTAATAAGGATTTGATGTTTGGCGAATGCGGATGGAAAGTTATCTTTTCAAATGTAACGGCAAATACTGTCAATGTATCATTCAGCGATAACGATTTTATTTCTGCACTTACAGCGATTACAAATGCTATCGGAGATAACTGCGAATGGCATATTGACTATGATGATGAATTTATCTATATTGGTAAAGTCTTGGTCGGCGCAACTCCTGTTGTTTTGGAAGTTGGAAAGAATGTAGGTGTACCAAATATTAACAATAGTAAGGAAAGTTATTATAACGCTTTTTCTATCTTCGGTGGTACAAGAAATATTACACAAGTAAATAGCAAAGGTGAGAATGTATCATCTGGTGATATTCGTCTGCAATTAGATGAGGGCAATGGTACAATATCAATAGACGGAAAGGAACGCTCCTACTCTATTGATAAGTATTCTACACTTGACCTAAGAGTGGATAAAATAAATGAACCTCTCTTTACGAAGGTACTTGATTTTTCTCAAATTTTCCCTTCGCTCAATACCTATGTATATAATGTGCGTGGGAGAGTTAAGTATGTGCTTGATGAGAATAATGAGAAAATTCCTATCTCATATAATGCTGATGGGTCTATTAAGGAATATAAGACCTTCACTGTATGGTATATGAGGTTGGCTTATCCTACAACAGAAAAAGTAGAAGGAAAGACGATTATCAATACAACAGTTGATGATGGCGTTACTCATTACTGGTACGACTTTCAGATTACCGATAATTTACTTATCAATGGAAAGAATATCGGCTGCTCGTTCGAAGCTAATTTTAATACGGGTGCGCTTTCTACTCCCCTTGCAGGACGTGGCTCTAATGGCGAATATGTAGGATTTGAGCTTACTTATCATAAAGAGGCATCATCTTCGCACACGTCAGACGATGTTAGTGATAGTAATTTCTCCGTATTGGCTGGTGATTACGAAATTATCTATCAAGAAGATAATGAAGTTATCATACCTACAAATGCTGCTGATATGCTCATTCCTCGTGGAGAAAGTATGCCTTCTTTAAAGTGCAATATTACCGTTCTCTACAATATTGCTATGTCCGATTCTATCTATTATGAGGATGCTCAAAATAGATTATTGGAAAAGGCAAAAGAGGGAATTGTGCGATTACTATCAGATTTGAATAACTATGAGATTAAATCATATTCAGATGTATTCTTGGAGGAAAATCCTGAACTGCAAATAGGACAGAGCGTAACGTATAAGGACGGACACGGATATGAACTTGCAACAAGAGTATTGAAATTATCGACCAATATTGATTTTGGTTTCATACAAACGATTACATTAGGTAATCAAGTGATTAAGGGTACTATCACCCAGCTTAAAGAAGATGTACAGACAATCATTGCAAGCGGAGGAAGTAGCGGTAATGGAGGTGGATATTCCGTTTCTCAGCTAAGAAACATCATTGCGAAGTACGGAAGTGATAACTTTCTGTCTAAGCAGTTTGACGACACCGCCAAGGGTACTATCATCTGGGAAAAGGTGCAGAAGCTTCTAAGTGGTTTGCTTGTCGGTAACTTCAATTCCGAGAACGGCGGTTCGTGGACTCCCGATACAGAAGGTCGCTCGCATCTCATCACCGATTACCTGGAGGTGAGAATGAAGGCTATCTTCGAGGAGCTTGTCGTCAAGAAGACATCTACAATCGGCGGTAAGGAGATTATCTCTCCTGCTGGCGGTGTGGTGGCTCACAAGGTAGAAGAGGTTACTGTGACATATAATAATTTGTCACAGAAGGCTTATCGTTGCTATTTCTTAGCAGAGCAGGAAGGCGATGCCGTGGATAATGATTTCGCTATTGGCGACCAGGTGCGTTCAGAGTCATTCAACGTTCGCAAGGGCACTTATCATAAGGTGGGTAATCACTTTTACTGGCGATTGGTAATCGGTCGTGACGAAGACCCAGTGGGACTGGAAGGAAAGAAGTATCACTACATCGACCTCTCCGATACCGATTGCGCTACGGCAAGCGATGTTCCTGCCAAAGGTGATGTGTTGTCGCAGTGCGGTAATAGAACCGATGTAGAACGTCAGAACTGCCTTATCTTCTCGGCTGTAGATACCTATTCGCCATCCATCAGCCTCTACCACGGCATAAATAGCTACTCCTTTGCCAATAGGGAGTATGTGCAATATGGCGTAAACAAGCAGACCAATAAGGCTTTCTTTAACGTCTATGGTGATATGTATGTAGGCGACCGACCTACCAAGGAGAATGGCTATGAGGGTAGTAGCTACATCAAGTATGACAGCGCAACCAAGCAGGTATCTGTTAAAGGCAAGATTTCTGCCAAATCCACTGTAGATGGCAAGGAATTGTCTCAGTACATCAAGGAGAACTCAGCAAAGGGCTTGACCGAGGAGCAGGTGAACAATCTCATCAAGAACTCGCAGGTGATAGCTGACCTTCAGAATCAGGTTGACGGAGCTATCGAGACGTGGTTTTACGATGGTGTGCCTACTTTGAAGAATGCCCCAGCCAGCAGTTGGACGACAGACAAGGAAAAAGATACCCATTTGGGCGACCTTTATTATGATAACAAGACGGGCAAGGCATACCGCTTTGCCAAGGATGGCAACACCTATAAGTGGACTATCATTACAGATACCGACATCGCCAAAGCTCTATCCGATGCCAGCAAGGCACAGGAAACGGCAGACGGCAAAATGAAGGTGTTCAGTACACAGCCTATTCCGCCTTATCAGTTGGGCGACATTTGGGTAAACGCTACCTATCCTACAGATGGCAGCATCTACAAGAATGAAATCCTGCGCTGCCAGACTGCCAAGGCAAAAGGTTCGTCATTTGCCATCGCTGACTGGACTAAGGCTTCCAAGTACACCGATGATTCTGCCCTCAATACCTTCAAGGAAGAGTACAAAAACGATATGGCTAGCTACAAGGAGCAGCTTGATGAGAAAGTAGAGACCTGGTTCTACAACTATGCTCCTACTACTCAGAATAAGCCTGCTTCTGACTGGACTACCGATACATTGAAGTCGCAGCACGCTGGCGACCTGTTCTACAATACGTCTAATGGCTACACATACCGTTGGACGGGTACGGCATGGGCGAGAATCAAGGATAACGACATCAACACTGCTATGACCGCAGCAAGCAAGGCGCAGGACACGGCAGATGGAAAGCGTACCGTTTTCACCTCTCAGCCTACTGTTCCTTATGACGAGGGCGACCTGTGGGCTAGCGGCGGAGATGATGGCAAGACTTTGATGGTGTGCGTTAAGAGTAGAGTCACTGGCAGCTTTACCTCATCAGAATGGGTAAAGGCTAATGATTCCGACCTCAACGCATTCGCCAAGACCATAGAGGAGAGCCTGAAGGGAATACGAGACCAGCTCGACAAGAAGGCTGAGACTTGGTATCAGGCAACCGACCCGAGTACATCTTGGACTACCGATGATGCCAAGAAGGAGCACAAAGGCGACCTGTGGTATAACACAAGTAACAACCAAACTTTCTTCTGGAATGGTGCGAAATGGGATAAGCAGGATGTGCCTACCGAGGTTTTCGACAAGATAGATGGCAAATCCAGCATCTATGTAAGCAAGCCTGCATCCTATGAGGAACGTGACCTCTGGATTTTGGAGGCAGCATATACTCTCGGTGGTGTGGCATACTCTAAGGGCGAGATTGTCGTGGCAACCAAGACCAATGCTTCATTCAGCGCAGCCGATTGGACTAAGAAAGTGAAGTACACAGATGATACTGTAGCGAACGCAGCAAAGAAGGCAGCGGAAGAGGCGAAGAAGGCGGCAGATACCGCACAGACGAACATTACGAACCTCGGAAAAACCGTCACTACCAACAAGAAGGCATTCGACAGCTACGTAACGGATGGCTATCTTGAGCCTTCTGAGATTGCGGCTATGGCGCAGGATTCCAAGCGACTTGAAGATGCTTTTGCAGCCGCCGAGAAGTCTTACACTGAGATAAAGGGAGCAGTGGTATTGAAGGACACCAAGGAACTCACTGACCTCAACACTGCTTTCACTACCCTCTCTACAGCCAAGACGGAACTCATTACGTATCTCTCAGATATATCAGCAAGATACAATGCGGCTAATACTGAGAAAAAGGCTACCATCGTTTCAGCCGTAGGAACGAAGTTCACCAACTTCCAGTCAGCATACAGCGCATTTTATGACAAATTGGGTTTGGCAAACGCCTATATCACTAGCAAGATATATGGCGACTTGAAGCAGAATATTACCGACCTTGCAGGCTACAAGTATATCAAGGACGCACTCGGTCAGACAACAGATATTGATGGCGGTCTTGTAATGACAACACTCCTTGCTTTGAGAGACGCAGACGGAAACGTTCAGAGTGGTATCAACGGAGCGATAGACACGAACAGAGGAAAGAAGAGCATCGCAACTTGGTGGGGTGGTCAGATGGTGGATAAGGACTACAATAGCGGAAGCCTTACTCCTGCTACTTCCCTCGTTCGCTTTGACGGTTCGGGCTATCTCGCAAATGGTGCAATCTGGTGGGACGTGGACGGAAAGGTTCACGCTGACCCTACATCATTTATCATCAGCGAGAAGAATCTTGGCGCATACCTTGCATTCTTTGAGCCTACATGGAAGAGCGGTAGCAATGGCACTAACATAAAAGACCTTGTGGCTTTGACTCCGCAAGCTCCTTTTACGACACTCAGCGTAAGCAATGATTTGTTGGTAGAGGGAAAGCTTAAATTAGGTAGTATTACCCTCAGTGTGGTAAATGGTGCTTTGAAGATTGACGGCAATGTGTATTCCACAGGTGGAATGAGCGCATACGGCGATGGTACTAACAATGGTGGTGGCGGTGGCTTGGTCGCAAGCGTGAAGAGCTACACAGACATCATCAAAGGCACGTATACAGACAATGACTTGGCAAGCATTCCTAACGCTTATGCCATCAAGGCTCTCAGCAATCGAATCGACAACATCAGTTCTGAACTTGGTGGTCTTAGCTTGGATTGGGCAAACATCACAGGAAAGCCTTCTACTTTCACTCCTAGCGCACACACGCACAAGTGGGTGGATATTACAGACCGTATCACCAAGGTTTCTCAACTTACGAATGATAGCGGCTACACCACAAACAAGGGAACGGTAACATCGGTTAAGCTAACTTTGCCAACTGGATTGTCTCTTGGTACGACAAAGGAAATCACAACAAGTGGAACTTTCGCCATAAGCTTGACTTCGGGTTATTCCATCCCTACGACATCAAAGCAAAGGCAATGGGATTCTGCTTACAATTGGTACAAGCTAATGACTACCGATGAGGAAACTGCTGATGGTGTTATCAACAAGTGGAATGAGGTTGTGGATTTCCTTGCTGGCATTGCGCAGACAGATTCATTGGATAGCATACTTAGTGGTATCAACAAGTCTATCACGGACGAAACTAACAGGGCAAAGAAGGCGGAGGGTGCAAATGCTACAAACATTGCCACAAACAAGGCGAACATAACAACCTTGCAAGGCTACTTCACGAATGGCTCGGCGAAGTCCGCCATCAAGCTGACCAACGCACGTAAACTTTGGGGTAACAGCTTTGACGGAACAGCCGACATAAGCGGTAGCATCGTTGTGCCTAGTGGAAAGTACATCACTATTGGCAACATAAAGTTGGAGTATGATGCAACTAATAAGGCGCTGAAGATTACGAATACTACGACCGAAGAGGTGGCTAACCTCTACACAAGTGGTGGTGTGTCCGCTTATGGTGTTGGAGCATCATCATCAAGTGGTGGTGGTCTCAACGGCTCTGTAAAGGCGTATGCCGATTCCATCAAGCTCACAAGCGAGAACCTTAGCGAGATTGCAAGTGCCTATTCCATCGCCGTGCTTAACAACTCGTTGAACGCTGCCATTGGTAGAATCTCCACCTTGGAGGGTGGTAGCGCAACAAGCATTGAAACCACAGGCTCAGGCAATGCCGTAACTAGCGTGTCGAAGAGTGGAACAAAGATAACCTTCACAAAAGGCTCTACATTCTCGCTCAATGGGCATACACACGACTTCATTACCGTGGGGGCGAATCAAACTATCACAGCTACACAATACACAAAAAGCCGTCTGAGCGTGCGCCCTTACTACAACAGCGGTGGTCCGACTACATTCGGAAACATCTTGGAGGTTGTCAGCGGAAATAGCGGCGGTGGTCAGCTTGGTATGGAATGGTCGGGAGGCCAAACCAAGACGGACGGAACGGACACCAACGTAGGCAAGTTGTATTATCGTAGCAAGCGAGATAATATGGCAGGCTGGACGGTTTGGAAGAGACTTGCCTTCGCCGAGGAGCTTGCTTGGGGCAACATCAGCGGAAAGCCTACAAGTCTCAGTGGATATGGTATCACGGACGGTGTGAACGCCGTTAGCGTAACAGGCTCGGGCAATGCCGTGACAGCCGCATCTGTTAGTGGGCATACCTTGACCTTGACGAAGGGTAGCTCATTCAGCTTGTCTAACCATACTCACTATATAGGAACGACACAGGTACAGGGCAGCAGTGCCGAGCAAGCATTGACTGGAATAACCAAGATTGACAACATCTTGAAGTTGTCAAAGGCTAGTGTCACCGTCAACACAAGTTACAAGGCAGAGCAGAATCGCTTGGTGATTTATGGAAGTACCTATGGCAACGATGCAAACTACATCAAGTCGGCAGGAAAGCTGTCCTATGGCGATGGCGGTCCACAATTGGTTTTCTCAACTGGCGAGAACCCAGATGCAAGTGGTGCTCAATCGGCTGCATTGGTTTATACTGACCATGATAAGATTGGAGCAGGTGTAAGCCTTTCTTTCGTTACGAACCAAGGCGATGCTTACTTCATCGCTCCACACATCAAGGCACTCACGGCGTTCCAAGGAAACCTTGCGTGGAGCTATATCACCAACAAGCCAACCACCTTGTCGGGATTTGGCATTACTGATGGCTTGCGTTCGGTAACTCAACCAAGTGGAAGCAACGTGTTCGTTACAGGCATATCCACTAGTGGAACAGCCGTCACCTACACCAAGAGCTACACAAAGAAGAGCCTTTCTGCGGTTGGCACTTCGGGATGGACTAACGCATCAATCGATGGCAACATCATTCCTGACATGAGCTTCATAGCTTACTGGAACGGAGCATATAGTGGCACAAGTTCAAACCTCGCCTATTGCAACAAGGGTGCTTTCGGCTCGTTTGCAATCAAGAACAGCCTTGCCTTCTCAGAACTCACAAGCAAGCCGACAACGATAAGTGGGTATGGCATTACTGATGCTTATACGAAGTCACAGGTGGATGCCATCGCCGCAAAGTACTTGCCTTTGACAGGTGGAACGCTCACAGGTCAGCTTAAGATTGTGGCAAGCGCATTGAATGGTGCTTACAATGGATTGCGCATTGGCGATGATTGCTACATTGGTGATTGTAACTTAGGCAACACTATCGGCTTGATGGGCGTTAGCAACAACAACGCAGGAATGGTGAAGTTCGGCAAGGGAGGTATGCAATTCGGTTACAACGGCTCGAATCACATAGCTTCGACTACCGCACAATGGACAAACCTCAATGCGGATTTGCTCGATGGTTGGCACAAAGACAACATCGTATGGTCGGGAGCGGTAAACAGCAACACCGCAAGCCTTTCCCACTATTGGGCGAAGTTGTTTGACATTACCGTCACAGGCAACCAATATGATGATAGAAGTTTCACGTTCCTCTTCTCCAACGGATATAACGATACCTATTCGGTTGTCGTGTTGAGAATCCGTCAGAATGGAGCGAAGGACTCTGGGGCATACAACTTTAGCATATCCTTGCGTGAGTTGGTTGGAAACATGTCTTCAAGGTTGCGTGTGTACTACAACAATGCAACTGGCAATGTTCAACTTTGGGGAAATTGCCAAGGTCAATATGGAAGTCTGTCTTACACAATCATCAAGAAGACAGGACGCACGTCTGCCGATTTCACAAGCCAAGGAACTTTGGTGACAAATACATCGTTCTCTGAGGCTCAAAGCTTGCCAGCAACCACAGGGGATAGCCCTTACACCTTGCTTGATGGTGCTACGAGAATTGGCATCGTGAAGCAAGCAGACCAACTTGTAACGGCTCGCTCGCTATGGGGACAGTCCTTCAACGGAACAGCAAACGTGAGCGGCAACATGACAGGTGTGGGCAATATCAATACTTCCGCAGCACCAGCAGGAACTATCTACACAAACAACTGGTTCAGAAGCAAGGGAAGCACTGGTTGGTATAGTGAAGACCACGGCGGCGGTTGGTACATGAGCGACAACACTTGGATTCGCAACTTTGGTAGCAAGGATGTATACCTCTCCAACAGACTTAGCGTGAATGGTAACGTCGGCATCGGAACAACTGCCCCATCTCATAAGCTGCATGTGTCGGGAGAAATCTACACCACAACTAAGGTCAACATCAACGGCATCGTCTTGGAGAAGGATTCGGACGGTAACTTGAAGGTTAACGGAAATCTCTATGCCACAGGTGGAATAAGCGCATACGGAGCAAGTGATGGTACAAGTAGTGGTGGTGGGTTGAATGGTAGTGTGAAGAGCTATGCAGATGCCTTGAAGCTTACTAGCGAATCGCTGAGTGAGATTGCATCAGCTTACTCAATTAAGCAGCTCTCTACGAGGATTTCATCATTGGAGGGTGGCAGTGCTACATCAATATCCGTATCGGGCAGTGGTAATGCGGTTACGTCTGTTACCAAGAATGGTACTACTATCAGTGTTGTCAAAGGCAGCACATTCCTAACGGCTCACCAAAGCCTTGCTGGTTACATGAAGACTGCGACTGCGGATGCAAAGTATATGTATCATAGCCGCAACAACATCGTGTCAGATTTGAATAGCTTCGCTACGAATGGTGCTGCACATATCTATGAGATGAACAATGTAACCAACAGACCGAATAGTAATTCTTGGGTGCAAGTGATGAACTGGGGAACAGGAGATTCTGCTTATGGCTTCTTGCTTGCCAATGATTATTCTACTAATGGTCACATGTACTTCCGTCAGAAAATTGCGGGTTCGTGGAAAGATTGGAAGACCATCATCGACTCATCAAACATCGGGTCACAGTCGGTAAATTACGCTGCATCGGCGGGTTCTGTTGCTTGGACGAACGTAAGCGGAAGACCTAGCACGATGAAAAATCCAAGTGCTCTTTCTTGGAGCGGATATTCAAGCGGAAGCTATGATGGTAGTGCAGCAAAAAGCATAAGCATTCCGAACAACACGAACCAATTGACGAATGGAGCAGGATTCATTACGGCGAGCGCTAGCATCACAGGTAACGCCGCAACAGCAACCAAGGTGAACCACTCCCTTTCGGTCTTCGGCAAGTCATTCAATGGTTCGGCTGATGTGACCGTTGCGGACACGGACTTGATTACTTCCATATTATCAGCCACAGCGAACTTGACCGACAAGACGGAGATTCTTACTTCCTATGCGAGCGACAATGGATTCAACGACAGCAACGCCAAGAATAGGATATATAGAAGACCAGCGTCGGCAATATGGGGTTACATTAACAGCAAGACAATCTCCAATGCGGATAAGTTGGATGGGGTTCATGCCTCTGGCTTGTTTACCAATCTGTCTAATAGTGGGAATAACATTTCCATTACCATTGGCGGCACGAATAAGACGTTGACAGCTGCCTATGCCACGAATTGTGACACCGTGGACGGCTATCATGCTCAGTCAGGAAGTAGCAAGCCGTATGGCAAGATTCCTGTAATTGGAACTGATGGCGCGATAGAACTTGGACATTACATTGATTTCCACCATGACAACACCACAGGTAGTGATTACTCTGTTAGGTTGCAGACCGATGGAAACCATAGTAATGTGGTAACGCTCCCTACGGCGACAGGAACTTTGGCACTTACATCGGACAATGTTGCCAGTGCCACGAAACTCCAAACCACAAGAACGCTTTGGGGACAAAGTTTTAATGGAACGGCTAACATAAGTGGAAGCATGACAGGTGTCGGCGACATGACCTTGGACGCAGGGGCAAGGATAAAGCACGGTTCGGGCAACCTTTACATCGGAAACTCGGACAACTCCAACTGGATAGGTGTTCAAGACATCTGTAGCCAGTCCTCCATCGGAGATGGCAACTGGAGCTTGCGAACGAGCGGAGCTGCGCATTTCAAGGACACGACAATCAACGGAACGGCGACTATTAAGAATTTACTTAGCCTTGTTGACGGCTCGCACAAAGGCTTGAAGATGGGAAGCACGTATATCTCATCCCTCGATGGTGAAGTTATCTTGCAAGGCAACACAGCCCTCCGATTCGGAAATGATGCATGGGACTACAACCAGTGGGCGGGTCTTAAGTACGACCATAGCAGCAAGACCGTTTACCTCGGCATTGCCGATGGAAGCATATTCAAGGCGAACAGTGCCCAAAGTGGGGGTGTCATCAACCTTAAGCAAGGAATAAGCTCCGTCTATACTCCAGCATTGTACGCTGGCGGCGACATTTATCACACAGGTGTATATAGAATGCTATGGAAGAATAGCAAAGCATCAAAGTATCTGAATGTGATGAACATATCGCAGGATGATAATGGCATTCTCACCATAGGCTACGGAAACTTCTCCAACAACAAGAATGTGATACTTGAAGGCTATAACCTTAACTTTCGAGTTGGCAACGATAGCGGAATGAAGTCCATGTGGCTTAATTACAACAATGGCAATCCTGTGCTGAGTTTGGATGGTAATTTCTATGCCACTGGCGGTGTTACGGCTTACAAGAGTTCCGATGAACGCTTGAAGCATGACATACACGGCGTTGACAGCTTGGCTATCATCAAGGCGATGGGTGGCACAGTTGCATTCCGATACAATGCCGACAACAAGGATAGCATCGGTTGGATTGCCCAAAGGGTTCTTCACAACACCTTCATGCAAGACCTTGTGGAGAAAGACGACAAGGGCTTCCTCAAAATCAACTATTGGTCTCCAAAGCTGATTGCCGTTGCCTTTGGTGCTATCGAGCAAGTTGACGATGAGGTGAGCCGCTTGAAGCGAAGAGTGAGAGACTTGGAAAACGAAGTTGAACAATTAAAAAGTGATAGATTATGAGTTTGAACAATGGAATCATCAGTGCTCCAGTAAGCATAGATGATGTAAAAAGTGTACTTGGAGAGGGTAGCAATGACCTTGCCACATTGTGTAAGTCCACCAACATAAACATGTGGAGTAGGCATAAGCCTGTCATTCATCCGTCTTTGTTTGACGAGAATGCAATAGTAGGTACTGATGGGAATTTTGGCTTTAACATACCAAAGTTTACGTCAGTTAAGGCTTTGTATGAGAATTACATGAAGTACGCAAATGAAGATGGGCTTTATCCTGGCGATGAGGGTTGGAACATTCCTACAAATGGTGTAACTTACGTTCATCCAACAGGTGGCAGTAGCTCACCTTATAGGCTTGGTGACTTTAAGAGTTACGATAAAAATGCTACTTGCTTGATGCACGACTTTGACATAAATACCTACACGGATGAGGAATTATCGTTTATCATTAGTATTGACAAAGATTCAGGTGGAACTCAAATTCCATTTAGGGATATTGCTACTTATAAGAATTGCTACTTTGGTGTGGCTTTTCTTAGAGACGACAGCTTGGCTATCCATAGCATCCTTACATCCAACAACAAGAATGATAATTTTCTAAAGACAACATTTACGTATCAGAATCTTGTCAATTTGTTGTATATCGCAGTTCCATTTATGTCTCCGATACCCCATTTGAAGAATGCTCCAAATTTGGAAACGTCAGACAGCATCGAATGTTATCCTATCGTTGGGGTTTCTCCTATTCTGTTCTATGGCAAGAACGATACTGGTGACTATAGCAAGTATATGTACTTCGTATATCCAGACCGAGACAGCAATGGTAACGAGTGTATAAGAATATATAATAAAAGTACAGTTCTGAATGTCGGTTATGTTTTGTACTTGTTGTATGCTGATTCAAGTTATTATAACGGATATACATTAAAAGATGGAGAATATATAGTTGATGCAGGAACTATAAACATAAAAAGCAATGTGGTGACGTACCTTAACAATGATTGGCTGATAAAGGGGAAATCTTATAAGCTGGTTCTCTATAGTACAAATAACAACAAGATAGCACAAGAAATGGAGTTGTAACATCAATAATGTTAAAAATACAAAAACAACGGAAAATAACAATATAAAATTCTTTAATTATGGAATATTTTTCTTATCTTTGCGCTGTTAAATAGATTATTATTCTGCTTTTATTTGCAAATAGAAGAATAAAATAGTTTAAACGTTTAAATTTTAAGGAATAATGAAAGTAACATTTGGAAAGATGACAGAGTTCAAGCGAGAGGTTGACATCGTGAACGATTCGACCAAGATGAAGGGCAATGTTGCCGTCAGTGACGGAAGCATTGTAAGTGTTGACAACGGTGTTGTGTTGGACGGCGACGGCAACCAGATTGCCACGTTCAGCCAGTATTCCACGGACAACTTGAACGTGAACTACAACACCTCAGACTTGCAGAAGATGATTGATGCCGTGACAAGCATCAACGAATTTGCTTCCTACATCAAGGAGCACGTCGATGAGTTGTCGGATGGCATCGTTTCCTCTGACACCACAGAGGAATAACAATTAGCTTGGTTGGTGGGTACGAGGGCGGCAGTCGGTAGTGCCCACTTTCCAACTGAGCGAACTAACATACATTATTTATTAATTAATTATAATAAACCAAGTTAATTATGAAGAAGATTAAGACAATCGAGGCGGTCAACGCCTACAAGACATTGAAGGCATTGAAGACATCATCAATGAGCGATGATGCCGCTATGCGAGTTTGGAAGAATATGAAGGCACTGCGCCAAGTAGCCGATACCTACGACAAGGATGTGGAGGAAGCACAGGAGAGCCTGAAGGACGATAAGTTCGAGGAGATGCAGCGCAAGCTCCAGGAGTGCCAGCAGCTTGAGCAGAAGCACGCCGATGATGACTACGAATACACCAAGGACGATTCTGCCAAGTTCGCTGAGGTCAATGAGTATTTCTTCAATCAGAAGCAGAAGACCGAGAAGTACTTCTCAAACCTTGCCAATGCCGAGGTAGAGGTAGCCATCGAGGCAGTTGACGAGAAGGAGTTGTTCAAGGCTGCTAAGGATTGCGGCTTGAAGTTCGCTGATATGGAGACCCTTGAGGTTGTGATAGGATAAACACTGATAAGTAGATATAGAAATAGCGTTAGAATTTGGCAAGAAAGCCGTTCTAACGCTATTTTTGTGACTTATTACTTTCAGATTGTTACTTTTATAAAATTTAACTATAAAATATTGCGCAAAATGAACGGAATTGTGCAAAAAGCTGTAATTTTGTGGCAAATTCTTTCTTTTAAGAACTATAATTGCATCAACAACTAACAAAAAAAGGAGGTTATATGACACAAGAACAAGAAGCCGAAGTCCAACGGTTGATAAAGGACGTAGATGTTACTGAGCTGATGGGTATGCTTATGAAGCATGGTAACGTCCAACGGTTGATAAAGGATATTGATGTGACGGAGCTGATGGGGATGCTCATGAAGTATGGTAACCGATATTCCAGAAGAATCTTGAAGTTCTTCCGATGGTTCTGTAAGTACGTACCCATCACTATCATGGTATTCCATGCATACGGAATGTGGGATTTTAGCCAGCATCCTCGTGAAATGTTCATAACAAACAATGAGAATTTTCCCTGCTATCTCTTCATTTACTTTATGGTTTATATTTTACCAATGATTTTGATATTAGCAAGTAGATTCTTCTTCTTGTGCTGGCGGTATCGTATTCCTTTCTTTTATTTCTTTGGTGTGAATGCTGCTCACATCGTTGAATGGAGCTGGTACACAACCAAAGATATGATAGATTCCTGCTTTACGATTATGGTAGTAACAGCAATGTTTTATCTATATGGATTTGCAGATATGTTTATTAGCAGAACCAAGTTAGGACGTAAAATTTGTGCGTGATATGGGAAAGATACTAAATTATAAGATACTCGGCACGGCTTTAAAGTCGCTGAGTGATGCTTGCTTCAAGGCAGACGAGCAGCAGAGAAATG